CGAACTGGATCAACCCCGCTGGCAGCACGATCAACTAAGCCCCGGCAACCCCCGACGGAACGTCTGCATCGCGTCATCAAGCGCGCGGTAGCGTTCCTCTGGCGGGTAGGTTTCCAGCGCTGCCGCCATGGCCATACCTGCGATGTATTCTAGTTGCTGCCTGTCGCGCTGGCTCAGCAACGCGACTATCTCGTTCCGGCTGATTGTCATTCCGACCCCCTATCGTTTCGGCCTGCGTGTCGCTCATCGCACCCTAGCGATCTGCCCAATCGCTGCCAACAAGTTTCGAACTCCCGACGCCAAATCAACAACAATCGTCGTGCGCGCCGCGCCGACCTCATCGGAGTAACCGCGCATGCCGCAGATTGTGCAGCAGGGCAGCCTAAACACGACCGCCCTTATCGTTCCCGATCTGTATGTGCAGATCGTTCCGCCGCAAAACCTTCTCATCAACGGCGTCCCGACCAACGTTCTCGGCATGGTCGGAACGGCGCAGTGGGGGCCGGTCGGCCAGGCCATGATCGTTGGTTCGATGGCACAATACGCCTCGATCTTCGGTTCGCTCCAGAACCGCAAGTATGACATGGGAACGGCCACGGCCATCGCCGCGCAGCAGGGCGCCAGCAACTTCCGCTGCATCCGCGTCAGCGACGGCACCGATGCAGCGGCCAGCGTGGTTGTCCCGACTGCCGCTATCACGCTGACGGCGCTGTATACCGGCACCCTCGGCAACAGCCTGACGGTGACGATTTCCGCCGGCAGCAAGGCCGCCACGTGGCGCGCAGTGGTCGGCATCGCCGGCTACCAGCCCGAAGTGTTCAACAACGTCCCCGGCACCGCCAACGCCTTTTGGGTGAACCTGGCCGCCGCGATCAACACCGGCAACGACGCGCAACGCGGCCCGTCCAACTACGTGTCCGCCATCGCTGGCGCTGGCACCACAGCACCGAGCGCCGCCACCTACACCTTGAGCGGCGGCACCGATGGCGTCGCCACCATCACGGCGGCAGTTCTCGTGGGCGTCGATACGACCCCGCGCAAGGGGATGTATGCGCTTCGCGGCCAAGGCACCAGCGTTGCGATGCTGGCCGATGCCGACGACTCGACGCAGTGGACCACGCAAGCCGCTTTCGGCCTGTCCGAAGGCATCTACATGATCGTAACGGCGCCAGCCGGGACGGCGATCGCCAACGGCACCACCGGCACCGTCGATCTGAAGGCAACCGCTGGCCTCGACAGCTACGCGGTCAAGCTGCTGCACGGCGACTGGATTTACTGGAACGACCCGGTGAACCTCGTGACCCGCCTCGTGTCGCCGCAGGGCTTCGCGGCCGGGCGTCTGGCGAACCTCTCGCCCGAGCATTCCAGCCTGAATAAGCAGATTTACGGCGTGGTCGGCTCGCAGAAGGCCGGGCTCTCCGCAGCACAGAACACGACCTACGCGACGGCCGAGCTTCAAGTGCTCATTCAGAACGGCATCGACGTGATCTGCAACCCGCAACCGGGTGGCAACTACTGGGGTCTCCGCGCCGGACACAACAGCTCGTCGAACGCTTCGACCAGCGGCGACAACTACACGCGGATGACCAACTACATCGCCAGCACGATTGCCGCCGGCATGGGCGTCTACGTCGGCGCGCTGATCAACGCCGGTCTGTTCGCGAAAATCCGCGGAACGCTGCTGAACTTCTTCTCGAACTTGGTCTACACAGGCCAGCTCGCGCTGAACAATGGCGTGCTGCCGTTCGGCGTCATCTGCGATTACACCAACAACCCGCCGTCGATGACTGGCCTCGGCTACGTCACGGCGAACGTGCAGGTGCAATACCAGGCGATCAATGAGCGGTTCATCGTGAACCTCGAAGGCGGCCAGACGGTGTCGGTGCTCCGCCAGGCGACGGGCGCCAGCCAGCCCGCAACCCCGTCGCTCTAAGGAATAGCAGATGGCAACTTCTACTTTCAACCTCGGTCGCGACTCATCCGTTGTGGTGATCGCGCCGACCGGCCAGCGGATCGACTTCTCGATCGTGACCGGCTTCGACGCAAAGCAGACCGTTCACCAGCTCCGCATCAAGCCCTTGACCGGGCCGCCGCAGGGCGTCGATATCCCGGACGGCTGGACGGGAAGCTTCGAAATCGAGCGCGGATCGAGCGCGGCCGACGATCTGTTCTCGTCGATCGAGCAGGGCTTTTGGGCCACCGGCGCGCTCGGGATCGGGCAGATTTTCCAATACATCCAGGAAGTCAACGGCTCGACCTCGACCTACCAGTATGACGGCGTGGCGATGCACCTGTCCGACGCCGGCAGCTACAAGGCCGATGCGTCGGTCAAGCAGACCATCGCTTTCTTCGCCAGCACACGTAAGCGCGTTTGACCTTGACACCGTGTAGCCCTACAAGCTACACGGTGTCTTGAAACCAAGGTGAATGTCTGATGTCCGACACCCCGTCCGGCCGGATCGTAGCGGCTGCACAACAGCCAATCGAGATAATGGACGCAAGCGCCCGCGTAATGAAGTTGCGCACTCTCGGCGTGCTTGACCAGGTGCGTTTGCTCCGTGCGATCGGCCCCGACCAAAGTCGGAACGAGCCCTACGTTATGCTCGTTCAGGCCGCGGCCTCGGTGTGCGAAATCGACGGCGTTCCCGTGCCGTTTCCCGCCAACGAGCGACAGATTGACGCGGCGATAGCGCGGTTGGGTGATGAGGGCTTTGCGGCCATCTCTGTCCACATGCGCAAGGCGGTTGAGGCAGTCGAGGCCGCCGCAGCCGCAGCGGCGCAGTAGGCTATGTCGCCAGAGTTGGAGGCGGCCCGGCAAATGGCCGACAATCCAGCCCTGGCTGAATGCCTGTGGCTGGTCAAGAACAACGTCCCGTTTGACGTAGCGTTTTCGCTACCGCCAGACGAGCGGCTTGCTTGGATGGTCATCTTCGGTCGTTTCGACGGCGGCGAGTTTGACTGGTCCACGGGTAGTTGGAAAAAGCGCAATGGCTAATTTCACCCTCGGCGGCTTTGCGGCGCACCTGGCCGGCTTCATCATAGCGGTGAAGGCGGCGGAACAGCGCGCGCTAGAGCAAGCCGCCAAGCTCGTAGAGGCTACGGCGAAAGCCGAGATCGGCACCTACCAGAACCAAGCCGGGCCGTTCGTGGCGTGGGCGGAATTGGCCGACAGCACGAAAGACGACCGCGTAAACAAAGGCTACGCCGAGAACGATCCCGGTCTGCGTGACGGCGATATGCGCGACAGCATCGGCCACGTCGTAGGCGATCGGGAAGCGGTTATCGGCTCGGACGATCAGAACCTTGTATGGTTCGAATTGGGAACGGCAAAGCAGCCGCCGCGCTCGGTTCTCGGCACTGCCGCCGTGACCGAAGGCCCGAAAATCGCTCACATCCTTGGCACCAACGTCGTCAAAGCGTTAGTCGGCCGGGCGCTCCCCGCAGACGTGCCTATACCATAAATCGAGAGGGCGCCCGATGATCGACGTATTCAAAATCGGCGTCCACCTCGGCATGACGACAAGCGGGATGGGCGCGCTAAACGTCCTGATACGTAACCTTACCCACGCGCACGGCCTCGCCGGCAACCTGAATAACAACCTCGCCAAAGTTCGCGCTGCCGCCGTGTCGGCCGGCGCCGTGTTCGTTGGTTGGAAAGTGCTCGACGGTCTGTGGCACGCGATTGAAAACTCTCGCGAGCTGAACAAAGAGCTTGAGAAAACCAAGCAACTCGGCGGTGATTTCGCAGCCCACCTCGGCAAAACACGCCAGCAGGCCATGCAGACCACGCTAGACGTTCCGACAACAACGTTGTCCGGCAACGTCAGGTTGGCGCGCGAGTTAGGCGCTTCACTTAATCACCCGGACGCGGCGGGTTTGATCCTGTCGGAAGCGGCCAAAGTCGCGGCTCTGACGCACAACTACACCGGCGAGAGCGAAGAGAATATCGCCAAGAACTTGACACGAACGGCGGACAGCCGCGGGCAGATTTACTCAATAGGCGCGGACGGCAAAGAGCACGTAGACCCAGCCAAGCTGCAAGCCGAAATGGAAGCAGGCTACCGCGCGCTTGTCCTCGGCGGCGGCTTCCTGAAGTCGAATGATATTTTGCAGATGGGACGGCAAGCCGGGCCAGAAGCGAAGCAGCAGACACCGGAAGCCTTCTATGGCGCCGGCGTTGAAGCGGCGATAGCAATGGGCGCGTCGAAGCTCGGCACCGCTGAAATGTCGTTGTTTCAGCAGTTCATGGGCGGCACCATGACGAAAAAAGTCGCCGAACACCTGACACAAGCTGGACTGCTGCACCCCGACGAGTGGCACTCAGGCAAAAGCGGCGGCGTCGTAATCAACCCCTCCGTAAGCAAGCGTTTCGAAGCGCTTGAGAAAGACCCTATCGCATGGTTGTCCACTGGTGAGGGGGCTGCCGCCGTCCGCCAGTATGCGGATAAGTTCGGCGTCTCGATAACGACGGCCATCGCGCAGTTGTTCGGTCGGCAGACCACGCAGCGGCTCGTCAACGAAGCCATGAGCAACGGACCGCAGTTCGCGCGGGCGCGCGAGATATACGGCGGAATACCTGACGTTCAATCTGCTTTCAAAGAGCAGATGGACCACAATCTTGACATGAATATACTCGCGGTGGCGGCAGCGTGGAAGAGTTTCACCGAGTCGTTCTCGGAAGCCAACACGCAGCCGGTAATAATGATCCTGCACGGGCTGACGACCGCACTCCACACGCTCACGTCGCTGATGGAAGGACACCAAGCGGTCGTCGGCTATATGACGGAATTCGCCGCCGCGTTTGGCGGGTTGCTTCTGCTGGGCGGCAGCATCCGGCTTATGTCGCTGGCGCTAGGCCCGTTCACCGCGGCGCTCGGATTGCTCGCCGGTCCGGGAGTTGTCGCCGCCCTCGGCCTGCTTACCGGCGTCGGCGGCTTTCTCGCGCTCGCCGCCGGGATCGAAGCCCTCGGCCACGCGCTGCCGTCGATACCCAAGTGGGTAATCGACATGGCCGCCGGTGCCGCGGTAGGCGCTGCGGCCGGCAGCATCGTCCCTGGTGTCGGAACGGGCATCGGCGCGATCGGCGGCGCGGCCGGCGGGTTGCTGTTGAACCAACTCCGCGGCCCCGGCGACACGTCGCAGAACATGGACAGCCGTTTGCGCCGGGACGACAACGGCAACCTCACCCACAAAGAGTCGTTCGTCCCGCCTGGCACGTCCGGCCAGCCGCAAGTGCAGACGATCACGTATGTGCAGCTCGACGGGCGGACGATCGCAAAAGCGGTGTCCAACGAGCAGGCGAAATACGCGACCATGCCGCCGTCCGGCACCAGCGCCTTCGATACCCGCATGTCGCCCTTTGGTCCGGGCCAGCAAGTTAGGGCATAGACATGAACCTCGTCAGCCTAGTTTCCGCCGTCTCGGGGCTTTTCGCCGGGACGGTGTCGCTCGGCGGCATCGACTTGGCCGGCATGGAAGTCCCGGAAAAGCTGGCGTGGGGCGGGGCGCAACGGGCGACGATCCACAAGTTGCCGGGCGGCGGGCGGGTCATCGATCTGATGGGCCAGGATGACGCCGATATCAAGTGGAGCGGCTACTTCCAAGGCCCGCAGGCGAACTCGCGCGCCCGCTCGATCGACGCCATGCGGATCGCCGGCGCCCCCGTCACGCTGTCATGGCCCGGCTTTACGCGTCAGGTCATCGTCAGCGAATTCTCGTGCAGCAGCGAGCGCGGCGGCTACCTGTTGCCGTATTCGGTCTGCTGCACCGTCATTCCGACAGTCCCGGTGCCAGGGCAACCATCGTTGCTCGGGCAGATCGCCAACGATATCGGCGCCGCGGTCGGCGTGCCGAACCTGATGCAGACAATAACGCCGGTGCTGGCACAAGCGCAAAGCGCCCTGGCAGCGGTCCAGAAGGTCATGCCGATAGCCGGCGTGTTGACGGGTGGATCGTCTGCCTTCGTCGCCGTGAGCGGTGCGCTGGCAACGGCGCAGGGCAGCATCGGTATCAGCCTGAACACCGCGCAGAACGCGATGGGCGGCATCATCGCCGGCGCAACGGCCACGGGCACACCGCTCGGGACGCTGTCGCCGGTGGCAGCCGTCCAGAACCTCGGCACGGCGCTGGCGAACGCAACCGGCATAGCCGGCCTGCTGACCATGGCCGGTTCCGTCAAGCGGGCGGTGTCGAACCTCACGAACGCAGGGGCGTAGCAATGGCGCAGCAAATCACCGCGGCGCCTGGCACGAACCTTTTCGCGCTCGCCGCGCAATATCTCGGCGATGCGACGCAGTGGATACGGATCGCCCAGGCGAACAACCTGGCCGATCCGGTCATCTACGCCGTTGGTTCGCTGACGGTCCCCGACGCCGACCCGACGCTTACGGGCGGCATCCCACAGTCGCAATGAGCGACAATGTCCGGCAGCCCAGGCTGCGAATGCTTGCCAACGGCACGCCGGTCAACGGCGCGGTCCAGGCGTCCGCAACGTCCAACGGCTACCTTCAGGCCGACCGCTTTCACGCCACCGTGGCGCTCGGGCTTGACCCGTCGCTGCCGGCTGCGTGGTGGGCCGAGACCGACGATATCAAAATTGAGATACAGATCGGCTTCGGCACCGCGGCACCGCAATCGCTGTTCATCGGCCACGTTGATCAGCTCGACATCGACCCGATCTGCCAGACGGTAGAGTTGCACGGGCGCGACTTGTCAAGCCTGCTCGTAGACGCCAAGACGCAAGAAACGTTTTCGAACCAAACGGCGTCGCAGGTTGCAAAGACCCTGGCGGCGCGGCACGGCCTTACAGCGTCGGTGACGGCGACAACCCACCTCGTCGGCAGCTACTACGAGATCGAGCACGACTCGATCACGCTGAACAATTTCAGCCGGCAAACGACCGAGTGGGATTTGCTGACGTATCTCGCCAAGCAAGAGGGCTTCGACGTTTGGGTGCATGGCAACACCCTGTATTTCCAGCCGCCGCCGACAGGTGACGGAACGCCGTTTCCGATCACGTTCCAGCCCGGCCAACCGCCAGTGACGAATGTATTGACGCTCCGCATGGAGCGATCCTTGACGCTGGCGCAGGACATCATCGTCACCGTGAAATCGTGGAAGACATCGGACGGCACGGCTTACACCCGGTCGTCAAAGGCGGTCGGCACGCACAAGGCGTCGTCCGGCAAGGCGCAGAACTACGCCGTCACGATCCCGAACCTGACGCCGGATCAAGCGCTGAAGCAGGCGCAGCAGATGGCGTCGGACTTGTCGAAGCACGAACGCATCCTGATCGTGTCGATGCCGGGTGAGCTTGCGCTGACAACGCGCAACATGGTTTCGCTGTCCGGCACCGGCACGTCATTCGACCAGAGCTACTTCGTGGCCGAGATCGAGCGAGAGATCAGTTTCGAGAGCGGTTTCACGCAGCGGTTGCGGCTCAAGAACAGCAGTCCCCGGACCCAAACAACGGTGGTTTAAATGGATCGGTGGCTGAACGCCATGCGCCTGCACGCGGGCGGTATGGACATGCACGGCGCCGAAATGCGCCTTGCCGTCGTCACGTCATACGATCCGAACAAGGTTGCGGTCAAAGCGACGATCCAGCCCGAAGGCGTGCAGACCGGGTGGATACCCGTCTCGTGCATCGCGGTCGGCGCGGCGAGCGTCGTCATCCCGCCGTCGATCGGCGATCAGGTTGTGCTCATCCCGCAAGAGGGTGACGCGCAGCAGTGGGTGGTGGTCGGCCGGCTGTTCTCGAACGTGAAGCCGCCGCCGCTATCGCCGTTCACTTCCGCCCCGATCCAGCCCGGCGAAATCGGGCTGTTCGCCGGCACAACCTGTCTGCACCTGAAGGCGGACGGCGCGTGGCTCAAGGGTGACTTGCACGCCACCGGCGCCGTCGTGGCCGGCTACGGCACCGGCGACCAGGTCGGGTTGCAGTCGCATTTCCACGC